TGCGGCAAATGCGTGTGTTGCCGCTATTAAAGAAGGGTGCCAGCTTTACAAGCAAGCTAAAACTTCGTTTATGGAAGTTAAAGCCATTGCAACTGAAGTTGTTGGAGCGGCAAAAGAGGCGCAAAGTATTTGGCGAAGAATTTGGCATTTTTTTGGAGGGCTGCAACAAAACAACCGTACCCAAGATAAGCCTGTGGCGCAAGCGAGTAGGAAAAAGAAAGACACCTACGTCGCTGTTGATGAGACCAAAGTCATGGTCACAATTGTTCAACAACTCACTGAGTTCTTCCGCCTCCAAGAGACGTTAGCAGCACACATCCGGGAGGAAGAAGAAAAGTCCAAAAACGTTTACGACCCCAACGCTAACTTGATGGAAGCGGCCTTGAACAGAATCATGGCGCAACAGCAGATGGCAGAACTGGAAGTAACAGTCAGGGAAACGATGGTGTACCAATCGCCGCCTGAGATGGGCGCGTTGTACAGCAAAGTCTTTGAGATGCGGGAAACCATTGGTCAGGAGCAGGAGCAGGCAAGACTGAAACAGGAAAAGCAGCAGAGGTACAAGCAATGGCAACGGCAGGAGGCAAAAAGAAACTTCCAAGCAAAGTCAGTGTACCTAGTAGTGACTACTATATTCCTCCTGTATCTTTGGGCGTTCCTCCTCCTAGTAAATCGCTGGGAGAAGACGTAGTGGGCTGGGTTGCTGCGCTGTTTCTTGTAGGGCTGTTGCTCCCTCTTGGCGCAATGTTGTACATGGATATCTTGGAAGTCAAGCATGAGGTCAAGGCGGAAGTTAAAAAAGTAGAAAAACTTAGGCGTGAAATTGAAAAGGAAAGACGTGATGCAAACCCCGATAGACCCAAATGACAAAACCGCCAAGCACTTCATTTACTACTTTGCTTGGTTCTGGGCAATTACTTCCGTTTTTTATTTCTTTTGCGTGACGTTTATTACGTTACCAGAAGGCGGTCGAGACTTTGCCAACATCATCCTTGGGTTCTTGTTGGGCACAGCAGTAGCCACCATTATTTCGTTCTTCTACGGCTCAAGCAAGTCGAGCAAAGACAAGACGGATGCAATGATTAAAGCTGACGAATCATCAAAACTATAAGGGGCAGACATGGAACAGACACTACGAGGCAAGCTGACTTATACGGTAACCCTGATGGTTGCCGCCACCCTGTGCATTGTTGTTTGCAGCATGGTGTTTACATTGATGATGGGATTGTTTGATGAGAAGGTGGACAACGCTGAAATCTTCAAACTCATCAGCCCTGCATTCCAAACGGTGGTTGGCGGGTTCATTGGCCTGTTGGCGGGCATCAAGTTGTCCCATGACGATGAAGAGGTCAACAAGCCGTGACCTTGTTCAATCCCTACGTCCTGCTTAGCATCGTTTTGACGATGCTTTCGGCCTTTGGTGGCGGGTACTACAAAGGCTCAAGTGACGAAGAAGCCCGTCAGCAAATAGAGATTGCCGCTGCAAACGCCAAGGCCCGAGAAACAGAGCAAAATATGGTGGTGGTTGCCAACACCTACGCCACGACTTTGAGGAATGTCCAAAATGTTGCAAAAGCTAAAGAAACTAAGCTACGTGCTGATGCTGCCACTGGCGCTTTGCGCTTGTCAATCCCCGCCAAAGCCTCAGTATGCCCCACCCCAACTTCCGCCCCTGCCGCCGGAGATAGCGGAGAAGCAAGAACCGAACTTGACCCAGCGACTGCTGAAACTCTTATCTCCATCGCAGCAGACGGAGATGCCGCCATCCGCAAACTCAACGCCTGCATCGACACCTACGAAAAAATGAGGACTATGAAATGACCCAACTCACAGTCAACTTCTCTCTGCACGAACTGACCAAATCAGAGACTGCCCTGCGTATGGGCTTTGACAATACCCCCGGTGAAGTCGAGATCGCGTCCTTAAAACTCTTGGCGGAGAAAGTTCTCCAGCCTGTGCGGGACCACTTCGCCAAAGGTGTCAAGGTGAACTCGGGCTATCGCAGTCCTGAGTCAAATGCAGCGGTGAAAGGATCAAAGACCTCAGACCATTGCCTTGGCCGAGCAGCCGATATAGAGATTCCTGGTGTCCCCAACGCGGAACTTGCCCAATGGATCATGGATAATCTGGACTACACCCAGTTGATCTTGGAGTTCTACACTCCGGGTATACCCGATAGCGGTTGGGTGCACGTGTCGTTTGACCCGGCCAATCTTAAGAAACAAGAGTTGACCGCCATGAAAGTCGCTGGTAAAACACAGTATGTCCCTGGATTGATGGCCTGAGATGAAAGCAAAACCCAAAAAATCTACTGTCAACGCTGCGGGCAACTACACAAAGCCCACTCTGCGCAAGAAGATTGTGTCTCAGGTCAAAGCCGCCGCGACACAAGGCACAGGCGCTGGAGAGTGGTCGGCTAGGAAAGCCCAGCTTGTGGCCAAGAAGTACAAGGCGGCAGGCGGAGGTTACCGAGATTGAAAGCTCCACAGACTTCTCTTAAAAACTGGGGCGACCAGAAGTGGCGCACTAAGTCGGGGAAGCCTTCGTCAAAAACAGGTGAGCGGTATCTCCCTGAGGCAGCTATCAAATCTTTGTCTCCTGCTGAGTATGCAGCCACGACCAAGGCCAAGCGCAAAGGCAAGGCGGCAGGAAAGCAGTTTGTGGCTCAACCAAAGAAGATTGCAAAAAAAACCGCAGGATTTAGATAAGCCATGGCACTCGCACGAATTGTTCTCAAACCTGGTGTAGATAAACAAAACACCGAGTACGGCGCTGAAGGCGGCTGGATTGACTCGGACTACGTGCGCTTTCGCTATGGCCTTCCTGAGAAGATAGGCGGCTGGACCCAATTTAACGAGGCCGCTGCCTACCTGGTAGGCATGGTCAGTGAAATTTACACATGGAATGGCTTAGATGGCGCGCCCTACATGATTGTGGGCACCAACAGGAAGTTATATGCGCTGTATGGGGCTTTGTGGGGGGACATAACCCCTATTCGTAGAACAGCCGTTGGCGTCACCTTTGACACGATCAATGCCTCTACCACTGTCACAGTAAATGACACTGCGCACGGTTGTATTACCGGGGACTTTGTTACGTTCTCAAACGTAACGGGAAACCCTGGAGGTATTACCAACGCAAGTTTGACGGGTGAATTTGAGATTCAGTTCATCACAAATGCCAATGAATACACCATCCTTTCTCCGGCTGCTGCCACGTCAACGGTTAACGCCGCAGGCACTGCGGATGCTGCCTATCAAATCAACGTAGGCACTGCCGTCAGTACATCGGACTATGGATGGGGCGTAGGAACGTGGGGCGCGAGCACATGGGGAACACCAAGACCAGCATCTGCTTCCATTGCCCTTGATTCGCGGGTCTGGCAGTTTGATAATTTTGGCGAAGATGTTGTATGCCAGATCGCGAACGGTGGCATTTATTTGTTTGACACAAGTGCGGGTATTGCTACACGCGTAACGGCTATTTCCGGTGCTCCCACAAAGAGCACCTATGCGCTTGTATCTACCCCAGACAGACACTTGGTGTGTTTTGGCACGGAGTCCACGATTGGTACTCCAGCGACACAAGACCCTATGTTTGTTCGCTTCTCCAATCAGGAGGACATCAACAGCTTTGTTGAGAGTGCGACAAACACGGCTGGCGGACAACGGCTTACGGATGGCAACCACATCGTTTCTGCCGATCGATCCAGAGGACAGATTCTTATTTGGACAGACACTGCTTTGCATGGCATGCAGTACATCGGCCCTCCCTACACCTTTGGCTTTCAGCAACTGGGCTCTAACTGCGGCCTGATAGGCCCGCATGCTTCTGCTGACGTAAACGGTGTTGCTTTTTGGATGGGTAAGGATGCGTTCTTCATGTTCGACGGAACGGTAAAAAAGCTTGCTTGTACGGTGCAGGACTACGTGTTCAAAGACATCAATGTTGTTCAAAACGCCAAGGTAAATATTGGTGTGAACACTCAATTTAATGAGGTGACTTGGTGGTATTGCTCATACACATCTGACTACGTTGACCGGTTTGTCACGTTCAATTATTTAGAGGGCGTGTGGTCCATCGGCACCATGGCACGTACAGCGTGGACAGATTTGGGCACTTACTCTAAGCCGACTGCTGCTGAGTACTTTCCAGACAGCACTGTGGCGACCATCACCACGATCAACGGCCTGACAGCCGGTCGTTCTTTGATATACAACCAAGAGGACGGCAAGAACGGCAATGGAGCGGCCATCACGGCCTTGGTCAAGTCTGGTTACTTTGACATTGGCGACGGTGACCAGATGCTGTTCATGAAGCGGTTCATCCCTGACTTCAAGAACCAAGAGGGCAATCTAACTGTCCACTTGTTGTTGCGCCCGTA